TTCAGACTCAATGTCAGGGACACTTGGAGAATTAGCTGTAGCAAAATGTTTGAAAGTACATTTCAATTATCATGTAAATAATTTTAGGGGTGCAGATTTATATTATAAGAATAGAAGAGTACAAGTTAGAACTCAAGAACCAAAGCCAGACAACTTCTTAATCATAAGACAAGACAGTTCAGCAAATGAAATTTATGTATTAGTATTAGACAGATGTCCAAAGTTTAGCATTATAGGTTATATTAATTCTTCCGATGTGATTGGCAATGGAGAATACCTAACTGACTTTGGTTATAAAGATAGACCAAAGGTTTATGCGGTTGATTGGCAATCATTATTTCCAATAGAGATGATATTCAATGAGTAATAAATTTAATTACGCTAGGGTAGAGATCGTTTGGTATGACATCCAAAATGCTCCTGGCAGTTGGCTAACAGAATCTGAAGTGCTTAATCATAAACTTGCAGAGTGTACCTCTGTTGGTTTTTTATTTTCTAAAACCAGAAGTACAATTAAATTATTTTCTTCATGGTCATACAATACAGATAACTCAATAGACTTTGCAGATGTAGTTGCAATACCTACAGGTTGTATCAAATCAATTACAGTAATATGAGTGATACTAAAAAAATAATATTATTTGCTTTTATCATTTCTGTCTGCTTATCTATTGCAATATTCTTATAATCATGGACATAAATTATTATTATAAAATGCAGCATAAGATTATTAAGGATTTTAATATGCAAAAAGAATTAGAAAAAAAACAATTTGCAGAAGATAAACGATTAAATAAAATTAGAATTAAATTTGTATCAATAGTATTTATATTAATTATTATTTTTATTTTAGCATGAAATTAGTTTTAACTATTTTATTAATGAATGGTCATATCATTACCTTTGATTTTTATGATGAGAATTCTGTTTATCAATGCGATAGAATGTTTAGTAAATTAACTTATGCAAAATCAGTTAAGAATTATAAAGGCACAAAACAAATAGGAACATTTTTTAGAAACCAAGAAGTATTATTATATACCTGTGATAAAAGAAAAACCGTTTAAGATGACGCTTAATGAAGCATTAGATATGGCAAGGATAGATCCTGTTGCTACAAAAGCATTAAGAGAAAAATTAATTAAGTTAGATGTTTTCAAATTTAAATTAGATGAGTTAACTTTAATTCAACGTTTAACTTTATATGATTTGTTAGACACAGAAGAGTACAGAAAGATTATTAAATTATTATCATCAGAATTTATTAGTGAGTATTTAAAATGATTGAAAAGCCAATCCCAAGTGATTTACCATTATGCTCTGAGTGTGTGTTTCATGCAGAGGTAGAATTTGATGGCAAAGATTATTGTGTGAGATGTTTGCATCAGGTTATTATGCGTTCACAAAGGCGCAAGAACCAAGACTTGTACATGAAGAAAAAAAAGAAATGAAAAAAGAAGCAGCTCTTAGATACGTTGGTTTTAATGTTAATGATGACAGAGAAAAGGATGACTTTTATCCAACGCCAAGTGAAGCCACACAAGCTCTATTAGATAGACAAAAATTTACTGGCAACATTTTAGAACCTGCTTGCGGAGACGGTGCTATGTCTAAAGTTTTAATTAGTAATGGTTATGAAGTTATCTCATCAGATTTATTTGACAGAGGTTATGGAAAGACAGGAGTTAATTTTTTAGAGACAACTGAAAAGGTTGATAACATTATTACAAACCCACCTTTTAAATTGGCAACAGAATTTACGGTACATAGTTTAAAACTTGCAAGACATAAAGTTGTTATGCTTTCCAAGATAACTTATCTTGAGGGTATCAGACGTAAGAAATTAATATTTGACCAGAAAAAATTACAGACAGTTTTAATCTTTACCAAGAGGGTAGCTTTTAAAAAACCTGGAAGCGATAGTTTAGCCGGTGGACTTATGGCTTTTGGGTGGTTCGTTTATGATGTTAATTACTCCGGTCAACCAACAATAGAATGGATATAAACAATGCGACTAACACAACCAAGAATTTGGAAGCAAGAAATAAAAAGTAAAATGCGAACAGGTATGTTTGAAAAACCCACAGCAATAGATAACATTTATTTTAGAAGCGGATTTAAAACAGGTTATCGTTTGGCGTTGCAGCATATTGGCAATTATAAATCTATGGATTTTTCAAGAAAGAAAAATGTTAAGATCCATAAGGTAAGTCCAATTGTAGATGCTATTATTTATAGAACTGCAAATCATTTTGGTATTGATAGGGAGCAATTACTATCTGACAAAAGGGATAGGCATTTAGTTATTGCAAGATCGGTTGCTATAAATTTATTAAAAGAATTAACGCCATATAGTTTAACTAACATTGGGGAGATATTAGCTGGGAGAGACCACACTACAATCATTCATCATATCAGTTGCAAATCCCAAAAGAATGGACTTTGGTTTCCTTACTTTGAAATATGGAATAGCTTTAATAAACTAAAGTTGGACTTGGAATCTGATTTTAAAATTGTAAAATGACAACAATTAAGTTTGAAAAAATAACAAAAGATATTTTAGATTCATTTGTTCTTAATTCCCATGAGAAAATAATTTATGTTATTTTAAAATCATTTGAGAAAGCGCCAAGAGGTATCAGAGTATCATTGCAATACTTGCAAGACAGAACCGGTATTAAATCTAAGATGACTTTGATTAAGCACTTAGACAGATTACAAATTTTAGGTTTGATTGTAAGGCATAAACCTAGTTCTAATGAAACCTCAGTTTATTATTTAAGTTCTAAGAACAGACAGAATATTTTAAACAAGCAAAACAACTATAGAAAATCTTTAAAGACTAAGATGAAGCTACGTTGGAATGTTAAAAAGAATAACATTGATAATGTTGTTAGCATAAGCAATACCAAATCACTTAAGGAATAGCGTTTAAACCTATTAGGAAGCGTTTTAAAGGGGTGTCTTGGTTAATTCTACAAAGTCGGTAGTTTAACATATTAAATGCTGAAATAATGCTTTTAATTCAAATTGGTGTCTCTAAGTTTTAGGTTGGGGGTCGGTATAAAATTTATACCTAGTCGGTATAAAATTTGTACCATATATATACCTATATATATATACCTATATATAATCTTATAATCATATTTAAGTATATATGCTTATATATGCTTATATGCTTATATAAGTATAAGCCAACATAACTTATTCATAGCTAGCACTCCTGAGATTATTATTAATTTTAATAGGGGGGAGTGGACTGACTGACCCATTTATCTTTATAACAATATATGGTAGTGCTTGGTAATGATAACACAAGGGAATCTCTGCGCCGTTTTTAAATGATTAATACTCCAATAACAATTAATGAATTTGATAATTATCTGGCGATAGCTTCATTTGTTGAACGACTCTTACCAAGAGTTAAAAACAATAGAACTCCATCTATGTTTAAAATAATAGGAACAGTCTATTATGACTCTAAGGATTGGGGATATCATGACAAGCAAAACAAGCGTCTCAAAGCAACACCTAAGCAATTATCTATTTATGAATTAGTTATATTCACTATGTTAAAACTAGATAAAAATACTAGGGAACTATTATCTCTTAGGAACTTTCCAGACAGAATAAGCATTAAAGAACTTAATAGAATGTATTTAGATTTAACTTATAATCAGTTGAAATATAGATATAGACTAGCTCTTTATGATGCATGTAGTCTGGTGAACAGGGTAGGTTATCAAAGTTTAATCTCTAAGAGCAACTAATATTTATTTTATTATCATTGACAAAAAGAACAAAATAAGTACCTAAATCTGATAGTGTTGGTATTTTTATATCCGATATAATCTTAAACTAAAATCTTTCTTTCTTATCCCTTTAAAAAACAGATTAGCTTAAGATTTCTAGTAGGGTATTGCTCTCCATATACATTGTTATCCGATACCCTACTAGATGAGACTAAGTGATTAAATAATAAATTAATAATATTAGAACATTAATTCCATATATTATTAATGCCGGTACTACTGAGTCGTTATCCATAATTCTATTGTTAAGTTAATTTAAACTGCAATAGCATTTTAATATGTTAGTTAATATAGTCTAAATATTTACTTACATAATAAAATAAATACATACTGGCGTAGCAAGCAGCAATAAATAATATTGCTAGCAAGCATTGTTTTAAATCATTATTCATTGTTTTTAACTGTTTCAAATTTATACATATTCTCATCACAGATTAAACACACATAAGGATAATCAAGATTATTTATTTCTTTAAATAAAATTGAATTGCAATTATGACAACTAATATCATTAATTGCATGGTTTAATTTATAATTATTAAAACCATTTATGAGAGTATATCTTTTTAAAATCCAATAAGGATTTTTACTGTATATGTTTTTCATTATTCAGACTCCATTATTCTTACAAGTTTATCTTGTAAGTGGTTTATGTCTTTAATGCTGTACTTAACATAATCAGCACCGGTTAAGCTCTTACCATTATTTAATTTATTAAATAACAGAGCGGTATTGATTTTGTTTAAATCATGTAAGCCAGCTAACGATATAGCATTATATAATATGGCAGCTTCAGTTTTAGAGATTGATTTATTAGCAACCTCTATATCAAAGTCTGACATAAATTTTAGATTTGTTTTAGTCATTTGTTTTTATCTCCGTTTGATTGTTAAGCTGCTTTTGTTTCGTTTTTTAATTCATAAGACTTAATTAAATCAATTAAGTCTTGGTCAATAACTTTATCAAAAGAATTTAATAACTCTAAATTAAAGCAACGACCACCACCTGAGCAATTGAATGTTTCAACATCATAATCAAAATGTTTTTTTGCTTCATCGTACAATTCAGAATATGAGTTGTCATGTCCAGGATATAATAAACCTGAGATTTCTGAATCTTCTTGTATTATTTTAGCATAATCTTCTAAACCAGCTACAGTTGAATTTGTTTCTACAGCTGACTTCCAAAGATCCCTAGAATATTCTAGCCAATCTTCAGTTGTAATGCTTTCAATATAATTAGAAGCAATAGGATCTAATACAGTTCCTGTTGCTCCTCTAAAACCATCGTCATAATTAAAAACATAATTTAAAAAATAAATTGAACCGTCTTTAATTCCAACAGGTTTATTGTAATCAACTTGTTGTCTGTCGTTGTTGCTTTTTGTAGTCATTGTTTTATCTCCGTAGTTATTGTTAATGATTCGTAGTAAAGCACAATGTAAATAGACTGTCAACATACTTAAACAAATTATTTTAATATACTTATCAACAAGAACATAATAGGAACAAACAATATGGCAAACAGAAGTAAATATAATAGGTCAATCGTTGACCCAATACTTGAAGAGCTTTCAGTAGGTAAGACTATAAGAGAAGTTTTAAGTGTTCCAGGTCGTCCAGTATGGAGTACGTTTAGAGCTTGGCTTATTAAATACCCAGACTTGAGAGAGAAATATAATCAAGCCAAACAAGATGGATGCGAATATATCCTGTGTAATGCTGAAGAATATATTAACGATTCTATTAATAAATCTAAGAACGAAACAGATAAGAATAAGAAGCCGGACTTAGCGCAGACTCATTTAATAAAAGCATATTTGGATCTTGCTAAGTGGAAATCTGAACGATTAGCAGCTAAAACATACGGTAAGAAGGACAGTTTGAACTTATCTGGAGATAAAAAAGACCCAATTATTATTAAATGGCAGGATTAATTATTAGTTGTTTTTTAATTAAAGCTGTTGAGTTTATTGGGTTAGTTGGTTGAGAATTGCAAACATTGTACATAAACAAACACTTGCAACTTATACGCTAGCAATATTATTACTATTGATAATCATTAATTATCACTAGCAACTACAAGTAGAATATCTGCGCTGTTGACAAGATATTTGCTAAAATTACTGATAACGTTTAATTATCGGAAATATACTAACGGTTGTATTACGCCAATTACGCTAGCGTTATTACGTTTATGCAAGCAAATAGGGGGGGTTTTATTGAGACCCTACCACCAAAACAAAAATTGGCGCCGTCAAAATAACGTTGGAAGGTACACACACATAAACTATGAAAACCCAAATGAAAAAACCAAAATACAAAGCACTAGTCATGGTTGATGATGTTACTAACTCAGTAATAGTTATGTTTAATGGATTTGAAGATTACGATGATGCTTGGTGTTTTAGCCAACACATTACAGAAGAACTACAATTAGATCAGATACCGCTTGATAAAACTATGACTGTCCACTAGAGATAGGGGGGTTTTGTTTTAAAATGCCAGTATTTGAGATTCCATATAAGCCAAGAGCATTGCAAAAAATTTTGCATGAAAATATCTCTAAGCACCGATTCTCAGTTCTGGTCTTGCACCGAAGAGCTGGTAAGACGGTGATGTGTATTAATCACATGATTAGAGATGCAATGTATTCTAAGAAACCAAATTCTAGGTACGCATTTATATCACCTACCTTTAAACAAGGTAAGGCAACGGCTTGGGATTACATTAAGACTTTTGCCGGTAAGATTCCTGGTGTTAAGTTTAATGAGTCAGAATTAAGAGCTGACTTTCCAAATGGCGCAAGAATTACAATTCTAGGCGCTGAGAATGACCAAGCGTTAAGAGGTATATTTTTAGATGGTTGTGTTTTAGATGAAACGCAAAGCATTTCTCCAAATCTATTTCCTGAAATCATAAGACCAGCTTTGGCAGATAGGAAAGGTTGGTGTGTATTTATTGGAACACCAAAAGGTAAAAATTATTTTTTTGAATTATACCAATACGCCCAAAAGACAGAGGGTTGGTATTCATCAATTCATAAAGCATCTGAAACAAAGATACTAGACGATGATGAATTAAAAGCTGCCAAATCAATCATGTCTGATGATTTGTTTGAACAAGAATTTGAATGTTCTTTCCAAGCTGCAATAACAGGTTCTTACTATGGAACTTTAATTGAAGATGCAGAAAAGAATGGTAGGGTTGTAGATAATTTATACGATAAAGAAATACCAGTTGAAACATGGTGGGATTTAGGAATGAACGATTCTACTGTGATTTGGTTTGCACAGCGACATAAGGGTAAAATAAGATTAATAGATTTTTACGAAAATGCTGGTGAAGGATTAGACCATTACGCTAATATCATTGAAAGCAAAGGTTATAACTATTCAAGACATATTGCACCACATGATATTAAGGTTAGGGAATTAGGTGCTTATGGTAAATCAAGGTTGGAAACTGCCTTAGAATTAGGTATAGCATTTGAGGTTGCGCCGAAACTATCTTTAGAAGATGGGATTGAAGCAGTAAGAAAGTCTTTACCTAACTGTTGGTTTGACAAAAACAAATGCCATTATGGTATGGAATGTTTAAAATCCTACCAAAAAAAATGGGATGATATAAACCAATGTTTTAGGAATAGACCCATACATAATTTCGCAAGCCATGCCGCTGATGCTTTTAGAACAGGTATTGTAGGTTATGGAATTGAGATGACAAATTGGAAAAAAAAGATAGAAGTAAATACTAATTATATTATTTAATATGCCAAAATTATCAAACGAAGAAATAAAAGCTATTCTTAATGCTGAGATTAATGGAGCATTAGGTTATCTTGGTGGACAGTTATCTGAGCAAAGAAAAAAATCTATTGAATATTATTTAGGTGAAAAACTTGGAACAGAAATAGATGGTCGTTCACAAGTAGTATCAACTGATGTTGCAGATACCATTGAAACAATATTACCAAATCTTCTTAGAATTTTTACAGCATCTGACAGAACAGTTATTTGCGAACCAGTAAAAGCTGAAGATGTTCAACTTGCTGAACAGGCAACAAATTATATTAATTATATTTTTAATAAAGATAATCCAGGATTTACAATTTTATACAATTGGTTCAAAGATGCGCTATTAGAAAAAAATGGTATCGTTAAAGTTTATTGGGAAGATACAAAAAAAGCTGAACATGAAACTTACGAAAATTTAAATGAAGATTCTTACCAATCTATTATCAATCAAGATGATGTTGAAGTTTTAGAACATGAAGAAGAAGAAGATGAATCGCAAGACCAACAAATAAAAATTTTAGAACAAGTTGCAAGTCAACAGGGTCAAGTTTTAAATTTACCAAGACCAAAACTTCATCATATTAAAATTAAAAGATATTCAAACGAAGGTAGAGTTAAAATTGAAAACGTACCACCAGAAGAATTTTTAATACAAAGAGATGCTAAGACAATTGCAGACGCAAACTTTGTAGCACACCGAACAACAAAGACTAGAACTCAATTATTAGAAATGGGTTATGATGCAGAAATAATTTCTTCATTACCTCATTCAGATGAAGTTGTTTTTAATTCAGAAAAGCTAACTAGATTTTCTGATATTGACGAATACCCTTTTCGTTCATCTCCAGATAAATCTACTGACCAAATAGATGTTTTTGAATGTTATGTCAGATTAGATTTTGATGGTGATGGTCTTGCAGAATTAAGAAAGATTACAGTTGTAGGTGATAGTGCAAATGATATTTTAGAAAATGTAGAAGTAGACTCTGTTCCTTTCTGTTCATTAACTCCAATCCCAATGCCACACAGATTTTATGGCAGATCGGTTTCTGAATTAGTACAAGATATTCAATTAATTAAATCTACAGTTTTAAGACAGTTGTTAGACAATATGTATCTAACAAATAATAATCGTATTGCGATTATGGATGGAATGGTAAATCTTGATGATTTACTAACAGCTAGACCAGGCGGTGTTGTTAGAACAAAACAACCACCTTCTCAAGTTATGTTGCCAATGCAGAACCAAACAATTTCTGCTCAAGCATTTCCATTACTTGAATACTTAGACACAGTCAGAGAAACTAGAACTGGTGTTACAAGATATGCGCAAGGATTAGACGCTGACAGTTTAAATAAAACTGCAACAGGAATTAATACTCTAATGACGCAAACGCAAATGCGTATGGAGTTAATTGCTAGAATATTTGCTGAGACTGGCGTTAAAGAATTATTTGAAAAGATTTTTGAATTAACAGTTAAATACCAAGAAGTTGAAAGAATGGTGCAATTGAATAATGTTTTCGTACCTGTGCGACCAACTGAATGGAAAGATAAATATAATATTAATATTGTAGTTGGATTAGGTTCTGGTTCTAAAGAACAACAATTAGTAATACTAAACAGTATTCTTGAAAAACAATTACAAGCGTTTAATTTACAAGGTGGAAAAGAATATCCAATGGTAACGTTAAAGAATATTTATAATACGTTATCTAAAATGATTGAAAATGCTGGTCTTAAAAATACAGAGAATTACTTTGTTAACCCAGATGTGGGTATGCAATATGTTCAACCACCTCAACCACCAGCTTTAACGCCTATTGAAAAGATTGAATTTACTAGAATAGATAGTGAAAACAAACGAAAACAAGCTGATTTAGAATTACAGTTTAAAGAATTACAAATGAATAACTCTAAAATGCAACTTGACTTTCAAACAAAAATGAAAGAATTAGAGTTAAAGTATAATACACAAATTGATGCTGCTAAATTAAAAGCAGAAGCTGACTTAACTAAGACAAGATTAAACAACGCTTCTAAAAATTTAATGGCAGCTCAAAAAGCTACGCAAGAATTTGGACAACAAATACAGGAATTAAATGCAACAACCGGATCAAACGAAACTCCAATCGGAAGTTAGTAGATCAGAAAAAGCAAGATTAGGATTATCAAATCCAATTTTTGTAGAAGCGATTGAGAATTTAAAAAAATTGTACTCTCAAAGTCTGTTAAATACAGGCGTTAATGAACAAGATGCTAGAGAAAAATTATGGCTAGCATATCAAATCGTTAACAAAGTGGAACAACACTTTATTGAGATAATGGAAACTGGAAAACTTGCTAAGAGACAATTAGAAGATTTCAGAAAATCCATTGAGGGTCAAAAATTCTAATAATAAAAATTAGAATAGGTCAACCGCATTATTGCGGAACTTCAACCAAAAGGAGACAATATGTCAGAGTTAATGGCTAACCCTGTAAAGGGAGCTGCGTCTGATGTGCAGATAGCTGCAAAATCAATTTCAGGACTGCTTAATCCGCAGACTGGAAAAGTAAATGAAAAACAAGCTGAGGTTAAAAAACCAGAAGCTGAAAAAGAACCTGAGCAAAAAGCTCAAGTTCAAGAAGAACAAGTCGCTACTGAAGAACCAATAAGACAGGAATCTGAAACAGATCAACCTGAGGTTCAAGCGGAAGCGCAAACAGAAACTGAACAAGAGACTAGTGAAGTTTCTGAAACTGAAGTATCTGAGGAACAAACAGATGATATTCAGAAAGAACCTGATTCCACCTTTACTGTAAAAGTAGCTGGTCAAGAATTAAAGGTTACCTTAGATGAATTAAAAAAAGGTTATTCCAGAGATGCTGACTACCGTAGAAAGACAGAAGAATTATCTTTTGAAAAAAAGCAATTCCAGTCTGAAGCGGAGCAACAAAGGCAAGACTATTCCAAACGTTTATCGGAATTAAATCAAATCTTGGCTTTTGCAAACCAACAATTAAATTCAGAAGCAAGTAATATTGATCTGAATAAATTGTACGAAGAAGATCCAGTTGAAGCTACAAAAGTAGAACGTCAACTTCGCTTGAAAAAAGAGAAGATGATAGAAGCTGCTAGTAAGTTACAACAGGAACAACAAAGACAACTTAGTTCATACGTACAAGAGCAACAAAAAATCTTGGCAGAAAAAATGCCAGAGTTTCAAGATGCTCAAAAAGCTAGTGCAACTAAAAACAATCTTAGAAATTTTTTAAATTCTTATGGATTTAAAGATAATGAGATTGCACAAATCTATGACCATAGAATTGTGATGTTAGTTAATGATGCTTTAAAGTATCGTAATATGAAAAATGTAAAACCTGTTTCAGCTGCGCAAGCATCTAAGCCAGGTAAGTTTTTATCTTCAGGTGTGAAAAAAGACAGTAATGATATTAACTTCCAAAAGCGTAAGGAAAAGTTGGGTCGTCTCAAAAAATCAGGCAATGTCAACGATGCCGCAAGCATCTTCTATGACATTATAACCAACAAAAAATAAAAGGAAAATAATATGGCTCAAGTATCAGGCACATATAGTAAGTACGATGCAGTTGGACTTAGAGAAGATCTTACAGATATAATCTATAATATATCTCCAACTGATACGCCTTTCATGTCAAGCATCGCTAAAACTAAAGCGACTGCTGTTAACCATGAATGGCAACTAGATTCATTAGCAGCCGCTAGTGCATCTAATGCTCAGATTGAAGGAGATGAAGTATCATTCTCTGCTCCATCTAGCACAACAAGAAGAGGAAACGTTACTCAGATTGCTACAAAATCTGTTATCATTTCCGGAACGTTAGAAGCGGTTAACAAAGCTGGAAGAAATTCTGAGCTTGCATACCAAATCTCTAAAGCATCAAAAGAGCTTAAAAGAGATATGGAAACATCGCTTTGCGACAACAATGCTCAAGTTGCTGGGGATGACTCAACAGCTAGAGAACTATCAGGATTAGGTTCTTGGTTAAAGTCTAACCAAAGTGCTGGATCTGGCGGATCTGCTCCAGGAACATCTGGAACAAATGCTAGAACTGATGGAACTCAAAGAGCTTTCACAGAAGATCAACTAAAATCAGTTATCAAATCAGTATGGGATAACGGTGGTGATCCATCAATGGTTATGGTTGGTTCTTTCAACAAGCAAAAACTATCTGGTTTCACAGGTGGATCTACAAGATTTGACCCAGCTGAAAACAAAAGATTAGTTGCTGCGGTTGATGTGTACGAATCTGATTTCGGTGCTTTACAAGTAACACCAAACAGATTCCAAAGAGCTAGAGATGCTTTCGTAATCACTCCAGATTTATTTGCTGTAGCTTTCTTAAGAGATTTCTCTTTAGAAGATTTAGCAAAAACTGGTGATGCTATGAAGCAATTCTTGTTAGTTGAATACACTCTTGAATCTAGAAACGAAGCTGGTTCAGGAATTGTTGCTGACTTAACAACATCATAATAAACCAAAAATATAGGGGAGATTATTCTCCCCTATATCTTAACTTAACTTAGTTTGGTCTTTGAAGTCTAAAGACGGAACGAAGCAAACAAAGGAAAATAAAAATGAGAACATTAAACGACTACTTTTTAACTGCTAGATTAGCTGACGTATCAGCTCCTAGTTCAGTTAACATTGCTGTACCTGATGATGGAAAAATTATTAAAATTATTTCTGTATTAGGTGGCGCAATCACAACAGCTAACTCAGTTGTAACAACTGCAATTAATGGAACTACTGTAACAGGTGGATCATTCACAGTTGCTTTTTCAGGATCAGCTGCTGGAGATATTGATACTGCTGAACCAACAGCTGCTAACAATGTTTCTGAGGGTCAATATATAACTTTTACATCAGATGGTGGATCTTCTACGACTCAACCAATTGATATAACTGTTATCATTAGACGATAATTATAGTGGGGATAGCAATATCCCCATTTAAACTAGAGGAAAACAAATGGCTAAAAAGAAAAAAGCATTAAGTTTAGATGAAAGAATTGATAGTATCATTGAATTGTTAGAAGATTTAAGATACGAACAATCAAAAAAGGTTTGTGAAAATTGTCAAGATGATAGAGACGATGATGATTTTGACAATAATATTAACGATGAAGATGAGGAGAATGAATAATGTCAGGTCATAGTACAGATCCAGCTTTTGCTGTAGTATCAAATGAAAACGTTGCTTATACAGGAACAGCTGCAGCAAGTGCTGCATTTAGTTCTGGTATTCACCATATTAGATTATCAGCAACAACAGCTTGTTATTATAAGTTAGGTGCAAACCCAACTGCAACATCAAGCGATACATATTTACCAGCGAACGTAATTGAGATTATCAGAGTAAATCCAGGTCAGAAGATTAGCTTTATACAAGTATCTACTGGCGGAACTGCTTCTGTTAGTCAAATGTCTAAATAGTGAAAAAAGCTAAAGGCGCATTTGGTTACGTCTTTTTAAAAAAAACAAAAAAGAAAAGACCAGGCAGACATAGCAAAAGACCAAATAAAAAAGTAACTAAGAAAAAATACGCTGGTCAAGGCAGAGTATGAATAAGGTAGTTGAAAAAGAAGGTTTGATGACAACCACTTATCATCAAGAAAAAGATAAAGTTGTTATTGAAAGAAACATTGATTACAAACCCATTGTTGAGCATAATAAAAAATTATACACAGAAAACAATGGCTATTCTAAATCTAAAGATTTAAAAAGAGTTGCTTCTATTCCAACATTAGTTTTAGAAATTTGGTCAAAAGAATATAATGGTAATTCAAATTGGTTTGCTTTACCATCTGATGTTCAAAAAAAAATATTAAAAAAGAAATTAAACAGTTCTGAATTTCAGTTTTTCAGAACAGCACCAGGTAGATTATAATGGCTTTAAGTACATATACAGAATTAAAATCAGCAATTGCAAATTGGTTAAACAGATCTGATTTAACATCTGAAATATCAGATGATTTTATTATTCTAACTGAAGCAGATTTAAATGCTAAATTAAGAATACGTCAGATGCATGACCAAGCAACTATTACGATTGATTCAGAAACTGAAAGCGTACCTACAGGATTTTTACAAGTAAGAGATTTTTATATTTTAAGTAATGGTCAAAAGTTTCCAATGACTTTTATTTCACCAGCTCAAATGGATTCAGTTAAAGCATCTTCAACAACTGGAGTTCCAACTTCTTATACTATACTTGGTTCAACATTTAGATTTGCGCCAAGACCAGATAGCACTTATACTGGTATATTAAATTTTTATAAAAAATTCACAGCTTTATCATCTCAAAATACTTCTAATTATATTTTAACAGACCACCCTGCTGTTTATTTATATGGTAGTTTATTTCATGCTGCTAATTTCTTAGGTGGTTTTGATCCTAATCAAGTTCAACAATGGTCAGCAATGTATCAAACAGCTCTTGAAAGAATTGAATTAAATGATAGGGAAGATTCTTATTCTGGTTCTCCATTACAAATAAGATCAGATGTTACAGTCGCTTCTCCATTTACAAGAAGATACGTTACAACAATAACTGAATAATAGCTATGCAAGTACCTTTTGGTGAATGGTTACCGGATCAACCAGAACACTTGAATCCTGGTGCGAACGTTGCTAAGAATGTATATTATGCTTTACAAGGTTATAAACCATTTAAAAGTTTGGTTGCTTACAGCTCCAATACGATTTCAGCAAATGCTAGGGGTGCAGGTTCATTTAGAGATAATACTAATACTGTTTATAATTTTGTTGCAACTAACTCTAATATTTATCAATTAGATTCAGGAACATTCACTTCAAGAAAAAGTGGTTTAACAGGAACAAATACAGATTTTTGGACATTCACACAGTTTGGTAATTATGTTATTGCAAGCAATGGTGTAGATACTCCTCAATATTATTTAATGGGAACATCTACTAACTTTGCAAATTTATCTGCAATAGCTACAGATGGAACTCCACCTTTATTTAGAATGTCTGGTGTAGTCAGAGATTTTTTAGTTACTGGAAACATATCTGGAGCAACAAATAGAATTCAATGGTCTGGAATAAATGACATTACAACTTGGACTGAAGGTTCTAAACAAGCAGATTATCAAGATTTACCAGGTTCAGGCGGTAGAGTTGTAGCAATTACATCAGGTGAAGTTGGTTATGTATTTAGACAAAACCAAATTATTCGTATGGACTATGTAGGCGGTGCAACTGTATTTAGATTATCAGTTATATCTCCAAACAGAGGTGCAGTTTATGGTCATACTGTTTGTCAAGATAATAGAAGAGTTTTCTTTTATGCTGATGACGGATTTTTTCAAATAGATGGTGATAACGTAATTGCAATTGGCGCAGAAAAAGTTAATAGATTTTTTGAAAATAATTTAAACAAAGCGTTTTCTGATAGAATAGTTGCAGCAGTTGACCCATTTAATCAACTTGCTTTATGGTTATATCCTTCAGCAAATAATACAAATAACACAACTGGTATTTGTGATAGAATTTTAATTTATAATTATGCAACGCAAAAGTGGTCATTAGCAGAAGCAAACGCTAGTGTTATATTTTCACAATTCGTTGGTGCTTATACAGTTGAATTAATGGATATTATATCTCAAAATTTAGATGATATTAATATTGCATTAGATACAGATTTCTGGTCTGGCGGACAATTATATTTAGGTGCAATTGATAGTGATTATAAAGCTGCAATCTTTTCTGGTAATCAATTAGAAGCTGAAATAGAAACATCAGAATTAGAAATATTTCCAGGTAATAGAGCAAACATTACAGGCATTAGACCAATCGTTGATGCCACAGCAACTGTTACTGTTAAAACAAGAGAAAGACTTGCAGATAATATTGGAGAATCTTCCACTTCTACAATGACTAATAATGGATTAAATCCAGTAAGAAAATCAGGAAGATATGTTAGAGCTAATGTTAAAATAGCTTCTGGTACTGACTGGCATCATGCACAAGGTGTAGATTTTGTTGCAAGTAGAGCAGGATATAGATAATGGTAGATATTGTTGAAAAAGATATAGATAATGTTAGATATTCTTTTGAGACACAAGAATATTTTCAAAGACAGATTGAAGAAGCTGTGAATGTTTATATAAATAAATTTAATACCGAAAACGATAAAGTTTTCACATGGTTTATGGGAGATTAATATGGCAGGAATAAAAGATTATAGCACAACAGCAGCAAATAACACTACAATAGGAAGTATTAATACAGCAGAAGGTATGTTGCCTTCTAATATTAATAACTGTTTTAGAGGTTTAGGTGCTGAAATTAGAGAATGGTATAATGATTCTCAATGGGTTATTTATGGTGATGGAGATAATGGTTTTACTATTACTTACGCATCAGCAACTTCATTTACAATATCTAGTGTAGATGTAACAAGTTTTTATCATGTTGGTCGTAGAATTAAAGCAGTAGGTTCTTCTACTGGAACTATCTATGGATCAATTAGTGCTTCAACATTTTCAACAAATACAACTGTTACTGTATCTTGGGATAGTGGTTCATTATCAAATGAAACTTTAACAATTTATGTTGGTGCTTTGTCTAAAACAAATTCATCAATTCCAGATTCAGTTATTGGTACAAGCAATATTGCTGATGGTAGTATTACTACAGCTAAACTTGCTTCTAATGCTGTTACTACTGTAAAAATTACTGATGCAAATATTACAACTGCCAAAATAGCAGACTCAAATATAACAACTGCTAAAATTGCAGACTCCAATATCACAACAGCTAAGATAGCAGATAGTAATATTACTGCTGCAAAAATTGCAAGTGATGCAGTTACTACATCTAAAATATTAGATTCAAATGTAACGACTGCTAAAATAGCAGATTCAAATATTACTACCGCAAAGATAGCTGATTTAAATATAACAACAGCTAAGATTGCTGACGATGCAATAACAACTGGTAAAATTGCTGATGGAACTATTGTTAACGCAGACATTAATGCTAGTGCTGCAATTAATGCTACTAAAATACATGATGGTTCAGTTTCAAATACAGAATTTGGATATTTAGATGGAGTTACATCTTCAATACAAACTCAAATTAATTCAAAATTAACTGCTTCAAATAATTTATCTGATGTATCTTCTGCATCTACTGCTAGAACTAATTTAGGATTAGCTATTGGTACAAACGTACAAGCATACGATGCTGAACTTCAAGCAATTGCTGGTTTAACATCTGCTGCTGATAAAGGTATTCAATTTACAGGTTCTGGAACAGCTTCAACATTTGATTTAACAACTGCTGGTAAAGCATTATTAGATGATGCTGACGCATCAGCACAAAGAACTACACTTGGTCTTGGAACTATTGCAACTCAAAATGCTAATAACGTTTCTATTTCAGGTGGTACAGTAACAGGATTAGGTGATCCTTCATCTACTTCAGATGCTGCTACTAAAAACTATGTTGATACATTAGTTGCTGGGCTTAGAACAAGAGTTGTTGCTAGAGTTGCTTCTACTGCAAACGTTACAATTGCATCTGGTTTAGAAAACGGTGATACAATTGATGGTGTTACTTTAGTAACAGGAAATAGAGTATTATTAAAAAATCAATCTACTGCATCTCAAAATGGTTTATATACTGTTGTAGCATCAGGTGCTGCTTCAAGAGATACAGAATTTGATACAATAACAGAATTAGCTGGACAATTAATTTTAGTTTCAGAAGGTTCATCTCAACAAGATACATTATGGTTATGTACTACTGATACTAGTGCTACACTTGGTTCTAGTTCAATTACATATACACAAGTTTATCCTAGTTCTGGTGGAACAGTAACTTCTGTAGGTTTAGCTGATGCTGGATCTTCAGAATTTACAATTACTAATTCTCCAGTAACAACATCTGGTACAATTAATATTGCAGTTAATTCAATTGCTGCAACTAAGATTGGAACAGGTACAGTAGATAATACTGAATTTGGTTATTTGGATGGCGTTACAAGTGCAATCCAAACTCAAATAAATAGCAAACAAGCAACGATTACAGGCGGAGCTACTACTATAACTTCATCTGATCTTACGGCTAGTAGAGCTTTAGCTTCAAATGCTTCTGGAAAAGTAGCTGTATCATCTGTAACAAGTACAGAATTAGGTTATGTTTCTGGTGTTACTTCGGCTATACAAACTCAAATAGACAACAAAGCAGGAGCTGGTTTTGCTATTGCTATGGCGATAGCTCTCTGATGCAAACAATAGAATGTAAAAAATGTTCTATTAATTTTAATTTAGATAAATTTTACTTTAATAAAAACGGAAAATATAAAAGACAAAATGTTTGTAAAAAGTGCATGAACATTTACGATTATAAAGTAGATAAAAATAGTAAATTAAAAAAAGCATACGGAATATCTTTACAAGATTATAATGAATTATTAACAAAGCAAAATGGCAAGTGTTCAATTTGCGGAGTAGATAATAATGGGTATTACAGAAAAAAACTAAGAGCATTTGCGGTAGATCATTGTCATACTACAAATAAAATCAGAGGTTTATTATGTAGTGATTGCAATACCGGAATAGGTTTATTAAAAGATAACATTGACTTATTAAATAATGCAATTAAGTATTTAAACAAAAGTAGAAATTAATATAGGAAATAAAATATGGCACAAAACTTTAGACGATACATCAATAGAAATATAGGTGCTTCTGCTGTTACAATTTTTACATCAGACAGTTACGACACAATCGTAGGTATTAATATAGCTAACACAACAGGAAGTGCAGTTAATGCTTCTGTATATATTACCAACACATCTTTAGATTATTACATAATTAAAAATGCACCAATACCAGCAGGTTCTTCATTACAAGTTCTTGATGGCGGTGCAAAATTTGTAGTTCAATCAGGTGATGCTTTAAAAATTGTATCAGATACTGCTACTTCTTTAGACACAGTCGTTAGCACAGTAGACGATATTTCAACATAGGAAAATTAAATGCCTTTTATAGGAAATCAACCAGCAAAAGTTCCTTTAACTTCTGCTGATATAACAGATGGTATTATAACTTCTGCAAAGATAGCAGATGGTACAATCGTTAATGCTGATATAAGTGCAACAGCAGCTATTGCTGGAAGTAAATTATCTGGTGCTGGTTTTTCTGGTGCTACAACAACTTCTTCTGCTGTTGATATTACATTAACAAATACATCTACTCAGGTTCAAAATGTAACTATGACTGCTAGTGGCAAAGCAGTTATCCTACCTAGTGCAACAACAATGACAACAAAAGGATTTCCAGCTTTTGTTATTATTAATGATGGTGTTTATCCATTTGACATTAAGAATAATGGTGGTGCTAGTATTACAACTATTGCACCAGCAAATTCTGTTGAATTAAATTTAATTGATAACTCTACATCAAATGGAATTTGGGCTAAAGAAGATGCACCATTTAATTTATCTTCTACACCATTTACAACAGTAAAAACTGGAACAACTGGGTGCGTTGCTTCTGTTTATAGTTATGGTACATTTAAACTTGATGGTATAAGTGCTAGTAAAATATCATCAACAGAAGCACTTATAACTTATCATGCTGGAACATCTAATAGAGATATTTATGGTGTTGTAGTTTCTTATTCAGGTTCAACAATTACAGTAAATTCAGAAACACTTTTATATTCTGGCACAACTACTGCTTCTATAAATAGTCAAGGATTAATGCTTAGTGCAACAAATGGTTTCTTGTTTGTTCAAAGAGCATCAAATAATATTGTGGTTCCTTTTACAATTTCAGGAACAACTATAACAGCAGGAACAGCAAGTGCTACATTTGGAACAGGAACATCATTAATTAATGGTATAGGAGTAGCTATTGCTATGACTTCAACTGAAGCATTATTACCTGCTAGAGATAATAGTGCTACAAACACTTTTGTTTTAAGAAATATTATTCATAATGGTGCATCAGCACCAACTATTGGAACAGCATCTTCAGCTATTACAAATTATGACATGGGTCGTTCTAATTGTATGTTATCAAACATAGATTCAACAAATGCTTTTTTGGTTTATAAAGCTGTAAGTACTGGTTATCATGTTGCTAGAGTTGTTACTATTAGTGGTTCATCTGCACCTACACTAGGAACTGCTAATACATCATCAGTATCAAATACAGATGACCAATGGAACGCACAAATATTTAAGGTTTCAAATACAGAATTTATTGTTACTGGTGATTTAGGTACTGAAAATTATACTGTTTCAGGAACGACTGTTACTTTTGTTGGTGAAGAACGTCATACTGTGGTTAATCCATCAGAGACTGCTAGATTATCTTCATATTTTGCACTTGAAGCAAAACTTGGAGACGTTTTTTTAACACATGGTAGAGATTCAAATACATTTTATATGAGAAAAAAACTTGGAAGTTATTTACATATAAAACAAAAAGGAATATCATTTGCAAGAACTTTTAATACTGGTTCAGCAACTTCAACAGCTGGTTCTGCTTGGACAGTTTTAGATTCAACAACTTTCTTAGGTGTAACAAACAATAATGCTTCAACAACAATTTCCGCAACAATTATTAAATACATAGGAGTATAAATGAAAAAAATATTAGTAGATAATAATGGTGGAATATTCGGAGTGTTTAACGAAGTTAAAAAAGTAGCAAATGGTTATATTTGTGATGGTGCTTCTTACCAAACAGTAGTTACTGGAGAAGTTACAGTTGAGGAAGTTGCTGATGATTACAAAATACCTCAACCTGATGTTGTTGAAATTATACCACCTACTAAACCTACTTTAGAACAGTTGCAAAAAGAATTAGAAGAACTTAAAAAAAGAATAATATAACATGGCATATATAGGCAAACAACCAACAGTAGGAAACTTCGTCAAGCTAGACGCAATCACTACATCTGCTACAACTACATTTAACCTAACCAATGGTGGAGTGGCATATTCCCCACAATCCCCTAATCATTGTATCGTATCTTTAAATGGTGTTATTCAATCGCCAACTTCAGCTTATACAATATCAGGATCAACAATTGTATTCTCAGATGCTTTAACATCATCTGACACAATAGATTTCATTTTAGTATTAGGAGATGTATTAAACATAGGCACACCAAGTGATTCTACAGTTACTGCCGCTAAGATTGTTGATGGTACTATTGGATTAGGAAAGTTATCAGCTACTGGTACTAAGGATTCTACAACATTCCTAAGAGGTGATAATACTTTTGCTTCTGCTGGAATAACTCCATTATATTTTTCTGCAAAAGGAACTGGAACTTATACGTTAGCACACAACACTCTTACTAAAGTTCAATATGGAACAGAATTATTTGACAGTAATAGCTGTTATGACAATGCTACAAATTATAGATTCACTCCAACTACTGCTGGATATTATCATTTAGGTGCTAGTATTTTATGTTACAAATCAACAAATGATTTAACATATACTCAAATAGGAATTTACAAAAATGGAACAGGTGGAACAAAAATCTGTGAAGCTGGATTACAAAGATATGATAATAGTTCTGCTTTTATTTATGCTATGCAACCATTTACTAGTGGTTTTGGTTATGCCAATGGAACAACAGATTACTTTGAAGTTTTTGCTCAAGCACAACAAGTAGGTAGTGGTTCTATTTCTGTTGATGCTGGTAATACATTTAGTTTTGGATATAGGGTAGCATAATGACAAATTTAACAACTAAAATAGAATTATACGCAAATAGAAAAATAGATTTTACTAAAGAAGTAAGATTAGTAGATAATTCAGATGGTAAAGGAGTATTCATAGCTGAATGGAACTTAGATATTGCTAAACCAACTGATGCTCAGCTTAATGCACTAGAAGCACAAGCTAATGAAGTTGAAAGATTAAACCAAGTTAAAGCAAATAGAGCAAACGAATATCCTGACTTTAGAGAATACCTAGATGGTATTGTTAAAGGTGATAATGCTCAGGTGCAAAAATATATTAACGATTGTTTAGCTGTTAAAGCTAAATATCCTAAAAGTTAAATGATTAAATTAAATAATATATCAAACAATCTTGTAGGAATAATTATGCTGTCGCTAGACTTCATGTTTAAATTCCTTGCAAACAATGTTAATCAAACTATAAAAGGAATTTAGACATGCCACTAACAAGAATAAAATCACTAGGAATAACTGATGGTACGATTGTCAATGCAGATATAGATACTGCAGCGGCTATTGCTACATCTAAGTTAGGTGCTGGTGCTGTGTTACAAGTTGTTACTGCTACTGATTTAACGCAAAGATCAACAACATCAACATCATTTGTAACTGGCTCAAATACTTTATCAGTAACAATTACCCCATCTTCTATTTCAAATAAAATTTTTATTACTGTTACAACAGAAGTATATGCAAGTGGAATAGTTGGTACTTATACAATTTATAGAGGTGCTACAAATTTAGGAAATGGAACTAATGGTATGACAGAACATAGAATGGATTGGGGAACAATGTGCATGTCTTATTTAGATTCACCAGCGACAACCTCTGCAACAACTTATCAAGTTTATTTTAAAGTTGGTAGTGGTACAGGATATTTAAATAATGGTAATACAGCATCAATAACAGCTTTTGAAATAAAAGGATAAATTATGATTATAGAAGCAATACTAAAGTTAAATCCTAAAGCCGAAGTATCAGTATCAGGTGATGATATTAATACAATCGTTTGGGAAAATGGCACACCACCAATACCTAAGGAACAGATACTAGCTATAATCCCACAAGTAGAATTAGATATTGCACTAGATAATCTAAGAGCCAAAAGAAATAAACTATTAGCTGATAGCGATTACATTGTACTTGCGGATAGTACAATTACTCCTGCCAAAAAATCAGAATGGATGAATTACAGAACTGCATTAAGAAATTTAACACAAGGATTAGATACTATTGAAAAAGTAAATAACGTAGCTTATCCTTTAAAACCAAGTAAATAATATGATTATATTTATCATTGGATTAGCAATTGGAGTATTTCTAGGATGGAAATATGAATCAGTTGTTAACGATATTATTGAATCTATAAAATTAAAATTAAAATAGTATTGATTATTGTTGCAACGCAACATACATACATTCTCTAACTAACTAAGGAGAATACTATGTTCAACTTTAATCCATTCAAAGTTCCATCTTATTCTGAATATAAAGAGTCTGTAGAAAAGTTCTACAATGATTACTTTAAATTCATTAAAGATTGGTATAAAGATGTTGAAGAAACTTTAAATAAAAAATAAATGTCTAATACATATAAAAGTACGTTTTTTAGTTTAACCACTACAAACCAAACGACTGTTTATACTGTACCTACAGGTGTTAAAGCACTAGTCAGAACTATACAATGTACTAATCATACATCTAATACTACTGTTGAAGTATTTGTAACTGATACTAGTGCTTCTACAACTACTGAAATAGCTGAAATAAATATGGCAGCTTCTACAACAGAAAATTTTGCTAAAGGCACAATTGTATTAGATCCAGGTGATATTCTTAAAATTACTGCTGGAACAGCAAATAGAATTACTGGTACAATTTCTGTTTTAGAAATTTCTTTCTAATGGATGTCGTCAGAATACCTACAGAAAAAATAGACGAAGTTTGGATTTTAGTAAGAGAGTATATTAGAAATGCTTTAATATATTCTGGCAGTCATCATCATGCTGACCATTACAAAGATTTACTAAAACAAGGTAAATTACAACTTTGGATTATTTGGGATCAAGAAAAAGATACTATAGATGAACAGTTTAATGGTGTTGTCTTATCTCAAATCATACAAAGAAGCATAAAAAAAGTCTTACATTTACCTATGGTAACAGGTAAGAATAGACAGCAATGGCAAAATTTAATTGTAAAGATAGAGAATTTTGCTATAGATCAAGGATGCGATTGCATGGAATTAATTGCAAGACCAGGTTGGCAAAAGATTCTTGATAAACATAACTACTACAGAACCCATGTAGTGTTAGAAAAAAACTTAAAAAAAGAGGAAAAATAATATGTCATTTTTAAGCGGTGGTGGCGGATCAGGAACAACAGTACAATCTGTAACTCCTTATGCTCCAGCTCAACCAGCATTAAATCAAATTTTAGCAAACGCAGGATATTTATATCAACAAGGTGTATCTCCTTATGTTGCACCAAGTGAACAAACATTAACAGGTTTAGGAATTCAAGAATCATTAGGAACAGCAGCTGCACAACAATTAGCAGGAACTTTAGCTGGTCAATATACTAATCCATTTTTATCTCCACTCATTCAAAGAGCTGGACAAGAAGCATACAGCACAGTTGCTCAACAATTTAGTGGAGCTGGAAGAACTCCAGGTTCTCCTATGTCTCAACAACAAGTCGCAGACATTGTAGCACAAAGAGCTTTACCTTATGCGTTTCAAGAATATGGACAAGAAAGACAAAGACAATTAGATATTGCTCAAAGAGTACCAAGTTTATTTACAACTGGTCAGCAATTAGAACAATTACAAAGAGAATATCAACAAGCACCATTTAACGCATTACAACAATATGCAAGTCTTGTTACTCCAATTGCTTCAGGATTGCCTACTAAAATAACAGATACACAAACTCAATCTAATCCATTAACTTTAGGATTAGGTGGAGCATTAGTAGGTTCACAAGTTTTACCAAGTATATTTAGTGGAATGTCAGCAGGATCTGGAGCTTTATACGGTGGCTTAGGTGGACTTGGTTTAGGATTACTAGGATTATTATAATATGGGTGGAGTAGTTGATGCTATCGGTGATGTAGTCGGTGGCGTAGCAGATGTAGCTGGTGATGTTGTAGAAGGTGTTGCTGATGTTGTCGGTGATGTTGTTGAAACAGTAGTTGATAATCCAGAACTTGCAATTATAGGCGGAGTATTTTTAGCACCTTATTTAGCACCAGAATTATTTTATGGAGCAGGAATAGAAGCAGGCGGAGCAGGAATATTAGGAGCTGATATAGCAGCTGCCGGATCATTAGGTTATATTCCAGGCGCAGAAGCTGCAGCATTATATTCTAGCACACCATCTTTTAGTCAATATTTATTTGGAAGTATTCCAGAATTAAGCGCAGCTGCCATAGCTGAAGGTGCAGTACCAGTTGCTACACAAGGATTACTTGGAGTAGGCGGAAATTTAGCTCCATTATCAGGTTCTATTGCATCTAATGTTCAAGGATTATTTCCTTCAACAGATTTTGTAAGTGCATTTATTCCAAAAACTCCTGCTGATATTGCAAAGACTTTGGGTCAAGCAGCTTTATTAGGTGGAATTGCAACACCAAAACCACAAGTTCCTGGAGTTGACATGAATATTCCAAGCAGTAATGTTCCTCAATACGGAACAGGTAGAAGTATTTTTAATGCTTATAATACAGCTAAAAGTAACATAAGTAATATTTTAAATCCGCAAGGATTATTAGCACCACCACAACCAATAACACAACCAAGCGCTGGTATTTATAGCCAGTTCTTACAAGAGAGAGGATTAATATAATGGAAGATTTACAAGAATTATTAAAAAAAATGTTTGGCACATCAACAACAGATACTACTGATGCATCTTTATTATCTGATAATCAAACTAAAAAAACATTAAATCTTATGGGATTGCTTGGCAGTCCAGAAGCATTAACAGGATTAGGTTTAATATCAGCTGGTATGAAGGGTCAGGGTATTGGTGAATCTATATTGCCATCTTTTGTTCAAGGATTAAATGTATCTTCTACAGTAAGAGGAATAACTAAAGAACAAGAACAACAAAAAGCAATTGAAGAGTTTGCTGATAAAGTTCCTGAACAATACAAACCTTTGTTTAAAGCGTTTCCAAAAGAAACAATGAAATTATTATTAACTCCTAAAACTCCAACGATTAGTGGTGAAGCATTAAAAGTTGCGCAGAAATTACAAGGATTAAATCCAACTGAATTTAAAGATGCATTTGGAAAACTTTCTAAAGTTGAACAAGATTTATACAATAAAGAAATAACAGGTAATCAAGATATTGTTTCTCAATTACTTACTATGTCAGGTGGAGATTTAAGTAAATTTGCTCAATCACAAAAAGGAACAACAGCTACTCCAACTACGACAGCTCCTATGGATATTAAATCAACATCTGATTTTCAAGTTGTTAAAAAAGCAAATCCTAATGCTACAGATATTGAAATAGAAAATTTCTTAAAGCAAAAATTTCCTAATAAATATAAATAATTGTTGATATGGCTACGCAACTTATAGATCCTTTTGAACAAAAAGGTTCTGTCAATATTATTGATCCATTTGAAAAAAAAGAAGAAACAACTTTAGAAAAAGCATTTGGCGATTTAAGTGTATCTGACATTATAGCAGGAAAGAAAAAAGGAGATAAACCTACTGCTGTAATTAAAGATCCATTTGCAGATACCCCATCTTCTTCAATAACAATTAATCAATTAAAAGATGTTTGGAAAGAAGAATTAGGTATTACTCAAGAAAATAAAGAAAAATTAAGATTTTTATTAGGAGATCCAGATAAAACTTTATTAGGCAAAGTTAATAATTATTTATTTGATAGAGGTTCAGAAGCTATAGATGTTGCAGTTAGAACTGGTACATCTCTTGGATTGCTTGCTTCTGGTTTAGCCGGAGATACTTTAAATACTATTTATAAAGTTACAGGTAACGAACCTAGTGGAGTTGGAGAAAGATTAACTAGAGATATTAATATTGCTTTAATGGAATTCATGGGAAGATCTTCTGGATTTAGACCAGTTCCAAAAAAAGAAGGAGTTCTTAAAAGCGAAAAGACAGGAAAAGAATTTGATAACATTATTAACTACGCAAAAGAAAGTCCAGAAAATAGAAAAGAAGTTATTCAAAATGTTAATAGAGTTATTGATGAAGAAATTAAAGTCATTAAAGAAAACAATGATGTAGTTCTTGGTGATATATTAGAACCAGGTAATGTTGCAAAAAGAACTCAAGTATTAGATGAAATAAAATCTACTAATCAAAAGATTGCAGAAGGTATTCCTGAAATTAAAATAGAAATACCTAAAGCCGAAATACCTAAAGTAGAAATACCAAAAACTGAAATACCAAAAACAGAAATACCTATAGAAGCAATTCCTAAAATAGAAATACCTAAAGTTGAACCTATTGTAGAACCTATTTCTATTGCAGACAGAAAACCTGCTTTGCCACTTGAAACAACAAAAAAAATTACAGAAGCTGCAGAAAAATTCTTTAAAGAAGAAAATATTATATTAGATAAAAAGAAACCTATTTCATTACAACTGCAAGAATTATGGCAGTCTGGTCAGTATGATATACCAACTATTATAAAAAGAATTGCTGAAGATAATAAAATTACTTACGAACAATTTACTAATTTTATTTATCCAAGCATTAGAGCTTCAGCTCAAGAATTAAATGCTTATTCTCAATTAGCAAAAAGATATAAAGAGATGTTAGATCCAACTAACTCTTTTGATACAGGAACAGGTACTTTAGGAAAATTAAAAAGAGCTGATAATATTCGTAAAGGATTATTAGTTACAAGACTTGCAACTTCTGTTCGTAACTATATTTCACAAACTACTAGACTTGGTCTTGAAACATTACAATCTGCATTAGATCTTGCTTTGCAACAAACAATAAGACCATTTGTAAAAGACAAAGTTAAATTTGATAAAAACGCTGTCAGTCCATTAAGTAATTTTCAAGGATTAATTAATAACTTTACACAATGGAATCCTCTTGGTGGTTTTAAAAAACATAAAGAAATTAAAACATTAACTAATAAAATATTAGAAAACTTTCCAAAAGAGAAAGATAGACTGTTTTTAAATTATGCGTCAGATGTTAAAAATTATAGTGGTGTAAAAGGTAAAAAAGATTTTTTAGGTAAAGTAGAGGGTGCTGTTGATTTATTAAACGTAGTTAACAAAACTCAAGAATATATAACTAGAAGAGCAGTATTTTTAGCAAGATTAGATGAAACTGTAAAAGCTAATGGTAAATTTTATAACAATAAAACATTAGAACAATTAAGAAGAGACGGTGAATTAAATTTATTAAGATCATCTGATATTGCTGTTGCAATAGATAAAGCATTAGAAACAACTTTTTCAAAAGACTTTAATATTTCTAAAGGTGGCTTTGATGCTTTTGCTGGAAGAATTATAGAAGTTATTAATAATCTTCCATTCTTACTTACAAATATAATTCCATTTCCTAGATTCTTAATGAACGCAATTAAGTTTCAATATGATTATAGTCCACTTGGAATATTAAGTTTTCTTAGCAAGGGTGCAAGAGCAGAACTTGCAAGAGGAAATACCTCTGTATTAAGTAAAGCTACGCTTGGAACAGGAATGATATTAGCTGGTTATGCTTTGCGTAATCAACCTTATGCTGGTGAAAAATGGTATGAATTTAAATTCGGAGATAGAACAGTTGATACAAGAGGTTATAACCCATTTGCTGCTTATTTATTTTTAGGAGATGTTATTAAAAGATACCAAGAAGGAACTCTTAGAAATTTAGATGTTAAAGGAATAGCTTCTGTTTTGTTTGGTATTAGAGGAACTACAGGAGTTTATATAGTTGATTCATTAATTAATTATTTTACAGATCCAAAATTAAATAAAGACACAATTGTTGATGGATTACAAAAATTATTAGGCGAAACATTAGCAGGTTATTTAACACCATTTCAAAACTTTACTGATGTTTATGCTCAATTCTTTCCAGAAGCCAGAGCTGTTAAAGAAACAGGTGGTTCAGAATTTACAGGCGCATTTACTAGAAGATTTCCTGGTTCTGATTTACCAACATTAACTTCTCCAACGTCTTATATTATAGATGCAAATGGAATACCAAGAGCTGCACCTATTTATAAACAAGATCCATTATTAACACAGGTTACAGGATTAACTTTTATTCCGCCAAAAAACCCTGCTGAAAAAGAATTGGATAGATTAGGTTTTGATTACAGAGAAATATTTAGATCAACAAAAATACCTGAACTGGATAGAGCTTATAAAGATAAGTTAGCTGTATCTATAGGATTTGGATTATCTAGTATTGTTTCAACTCCTCAATATCAAAACATGACAGATAGTTTTAAAAGTTTAGTAGTTAAAAAATCATTAGAGAAATTTAAAAAGGAAGCAAAAGAAGAAATGCAAAAAGACACAAGTCTTGCTCCCTATTTAATGCAAGTAAAAATAAATGCTTTAGACAAAGATACCAGAAAAATCTTAGATGATGTTGTGGGTCTGGATTATATTGATAATCTTCTAAAGGAGTTAAAAAAAGTGAAATAAAATGAAAACGCAGTCGCAAAAAAACAACGAACAAATCTTAATATTAAACGGTAAGATTAAGTTATTAGATCAAAAGATTGATTTATTAATGAATAATCATCTAAAACATATTGAAGATAAGATGAATACTATATATAAGGTGTTATGGTTCATAGTAACACTAAGTATAGGGGTAATCACAGATATATTGGTAAGACTTTTAACCTAAGCAAAAGTGCTATTGGAACAATCTCAGAATATGAAGCTATCTCATCTCTTGTTAAACAAGGATATATGGTTGCAAAGTCTATTGATCCACAATGTATCTTTGACTTGGTTGCAATCAAACCAGATGGCACAATAAGATTAATAGATGTTAAAACTAAATCATATCGTAAAAAAAATAATCACAATATTCACCGGTCTCCCAATGAAAAGCAAAAACAACTTGGTGTTGAATTGATGATTATGGACACAAAAAAAATATTATCAGATTTAGAACACAACCAAAAGTTATCCAAAGAAAATAAACTTACGGTTGAACAAAACAAATATAAAAAAAGCAGAAAGAATCAAAAATGCTACAAGTCATTTAAAGATTTAGTTGATGTCTTTAATAATAAAGAAAAAATGGATAGCATCAAGTAACTGTATTAATTCTTTATACGCAGAAATTAATTGCGTATTATTAAATAGTTGTAAATGTATTATGGATTATCAGATATTAAAAAATAGAATTAAAAAACATGAAGGGTTTAGAGATACCGTTTATGCAGATTCTTTAGGAAAATTTACTATTGGTTATGGTCATCTATTAACTGAAGATGATGACTTTGAAGAAGGTATTCAATACGACAAATCTTTATTAGAAAATTTATTTGATAAAGATTTTAATAAAGCAGTTTATAATGCGCAATTATTATTAGAAGGCATTGATGTTTGCGATACTGCAAGAGAAGTTATTATTGAAATGGTATTCCAGTTAGGAATTGGTGGTGTATCTAAATTTAAAAAAATGTTTGAAGCATTAAGAAATAAAGACTACAACAAAGCTGCTGATGAAATGTTAAATTCAGTATGGTATAGACAAACACCAAGCAGATGCGAAGAGTTGTCAAACCTAATGAGAAAGTGTCAGGCATAAATGTTACCAATGTTAAGTGCAATAGCGCCGATTGCTAAGATATTATTTAATACAATAGATAAAGCTGTTGAAGATAAAGATTTAAATGCAAAATTAAAATCACAATTACAAACACAATTATTACAATCTAATACTGAAGAACTAAAAGCTGCTGCTAAGATAGTAGAAGCTGAAGCTAAAGCTGGTTGGTTCGCAGCTTCTTGGAGACCATTATTAATGTACGTTTTAATATTTGTACTTGTATTTAATTATATCTTTGCGCCAATTATTAAGATGATAACTGGAGCTATTATTGGATTTGAATTGCCAGGTGATGTTTGGACATTATTACAAATTGGTCTTGGCGGTTATGTCGTAGGCAGAAGTGCTGAATCAGTTGCAAGAACACTAGCTGATAAATCCAAAGAATAAAATGTTCAAAAAATTAAGTGATATAATCGCAAAGTTTCTTTGCGGAGACCAAAACATTCCTAAGAAAAAAGTCATTAGATTTAAAAGAAAGTTAAAAAGATAATATGTATTTTATTGTTGTTTATATTGTTTTATTTACCAACGGATTTGAAGTTCCATATACCGTATTTAATAGCCAAATAGATTTCTCTAATAAAGAAAGCTGTGAAACTTACATTAAAAATAATTCCAGTATTGTTAAAAATGATATATACACAGAGGTATTAAAAACAGAATATACATTAAAAGAAATTTTAAATATATTATGTTTAAAACTACCAATAAATAACACATGATTAATTATAGAGGAGAAAGATTTTCAGGTTATAACAAACCTAAATCTACACCAGGTCAAAGAAAGAAATCAGCAGTTCTTGCTAAACAAAACGGCAAAGTAAAACTTGTTCGTTTTGGTGATCCAAATATGAAAATTAAAAAACATATAGAAGCAAGACGTAAATCTTTTAGAGCTAGACATAAATGCGAAGGCGCTACCAATAAACTATCAGCTAGATATTGGTCTTGCAAAGCATGGTAAATGGCTAAGAAAAAATTTAGATTACAAAGTGTTGGATTCTGCAAGTCTTGTAATATAGAAATTATTAATACAGATTCTTTTGTTATCTACGCAGATAGAAAATGTCAGCATACAATTTGTATGGAGAAAGAATATAACGATGGCATTTCTAAACCACAACATCCCAGTTTGGAAAGCAAAGATCAGATTAGAGTTTCTATATAATAAAGAAAAACATATAGGAGAAGAAGAGGATTGTTTAATCCATTCTATAACAACACTTGAGGGTCGCACACCTCTATTTAATATTATACTTCCTAATGGCGCTAACTATGCAAGACTTCCTATTCATGCTTTCTTTGCAGATGGATATAAAAGAAATCAAGTTAAGGATTTACAATTAAAAGATTTAGCTTATTGGGATTGTCTATCTTACTATGCAGGCGTTGTTGAATACAATGCGTTAGCTACTTCTCAATGTAAGTTCTTAGATAGAAATAATAAATTGCATAAAGCTAATTACGAATTCTCAATAGATTACTGCCAACCAGATATTAATTTATTAAATACAACCTATTCAGAAATATCACCGGAACATAAGCATCATCATATATTGGAGATAGCTGAGGGTGATGAATGGCAAGGAAATTATGCACTAATGCCAAACAATAGAATATTATTTAATTTACCTAATTTTACTGTTAAAGATAATATACCAGATTATAAAACTAATATGGATTATCCAAGCGTTGAGACTGACGGTTGGAGAACAGAGAATGATGATAGTCAATTTTACAACACAAAGGAGTAACTATGCCACTAAGTAAAAAAGGAAAAAAGATTATGAAAGAAATGCAAAAGCAGTACGGTAAGAAGAGAGGAACTTCTGTATTCTATGCATCGTTTAACAAAGGTATAATTAAAGGGGTTAAAAAGTAATGGCAATGGTAAATAAACCAACTAACCCAAAGTTATATGCAAGAATAAAAGCATTAACTAAAAGAAAATTTAAAGTATATCCAAGCGCTTACGCTAATGCTTATCTTGTAAAGACTTACAAGAAAAAAGGTGGCGGATATAGAACGGTGAAAAAATAATGAGAAAAGATTTTTTTGGTAAGAAGAATAAAAATAAGAAAAAAAAGAATGGCTTTCCAGATTTAAATAAAGATGGCAAGGTTTCATTTAAAGATGTTCTTATTGGCAGAGGTATAATTAAAAAGAAATAATGGCTAACGGTTTAGATAAATGGTTTAATCAAAAGTGGGTAGATATTCGTTCTAAGAAGAATGGTATGTATCAACCTTGCGGTAGGCAAAAGGGTTCATCAAGAAAATATCCTAAATGTGTTCCTCAATCTGTTGCTAGTAGTATGAGTGAATCACAAAAACGTTCTGCTATTCAAAGAAAGATTATTGCTGAAAGAAAATCAAGAAGAAATAAGAAACCTAATTACGCAAAAACTTTTGCAAGATAATTAATATAGGGAGCTGTAACACTCCCTATACTTCTACGCTAGATAAAAACAAATAAAGACACTTTCATAATTGACATAGTCAATATTCATTTGGCAGTCTTTTTCTCCAAAAGAATTCATAAATTAATTAATCTTTTTATATAAAGTCTTAAAGACTCTACGCTTGAGTTTTGAATCGTAATATCCGTAATATCCCACCACTTGTTTTCTTTTAGTCATGTCTCTCTCCTTAGTTATTTTACAACCTACAATACGCATACCAATTATTTATTAACTGGCTATATCTTCAAATTCTAAATCCTTCATTCCAAGTTCAAATGCAGCTTTCCTTTTCTTCTCTGCAACCTTTAGCGCTTCTTCCTCTAACTTCTTTTCTTTTTCCAATAGAGTATAATAACGCTTTTCTATTTTCACTTGTTGTTTAGGATCATGGCTTTTGTCCATCTTTTCCTTTTTCCTTTACCGGTTTAATACTAGATTTTAAAAAGCGAACACTAGTTACTTCCATGCTTTTTAAATCTCTAGGTTTTTCTGACTTTGCAGCAAGTTCCACATCGTCAAAAATCTCTTTAAACTTTGCATTGAATTCGTAAAAATATATTTTTTCAAATTTCATTTACCGGATATATTTCATTAACCTTTAAAGAACTTATCTTTGCCAGTTGTTGATGATTTATTTTAATCTTTCTCTGCGGATAGCGTTCATCTTTAGATAAGAGATTAGCTTTAGCTAAATCATTTACGATTGCATTTGATCTACTTCTAGTAAAGCCAAAGCGATTGCCAATTTCTATTAGAGTAGGGGAATATTTTTTATCTCTAACAAATTCAGCTATGTAAGTTAATACATCCGCCTTGACTTTACTTAAGAAGATATAGTCTTTACCATTCTTTCTATTCATTTTTTATCCTTTGGAAATAAACTATGAACGTTAGAATGTTTATAAGAGTCCGCACCTGAACTCTTAATAGTATCTAGTTCTAATAATAATTGATCCAAAAACCATTTGCATTTTCTTGTATCTTCAATGGCTTTCTCTAAAGTAAAACCATTCTTACTACCAAAACGCATAATGTATTTCATTATAGAAGCTCTAAGATAACCAATCATTTCTCCCTCAGATAACTGAGAGCAGATAGCATGAATAGTCTCTATAGATTTATTCTTATAATGACTTGGATTAATATTATCGTTCATAGATTAAAACGGCATTTTGTCTTTTGTTGATTCTTTAAACGGATTTACTTTAATAGAAATATCCGGTGCTTTCTCATTCTTCTTAGCTGTGTTAATCCAACCAGAGATAGACCATTTCTTTCCATCAATCATTCCGCTGCCTGTATATTGAGGGTCTTGTTTTCCCTCTCTACGCTTTGCGTTTTTCCAAAGCGAAAGTGTGTTGTCGTATTTATCTGCCATTGTTACTCCTTGTTCTTACTGTTTGCTCTGCTTTTTTTCTAGCTTGTAGTATCTTACTATAGAAGTCTTGATCCTCAACTTGCATGAACCCCAGCTTCTCAGAATATTGCGACCATATTTGTTGCAAGTTCTTTTCTAATACGCCAGGAGTTGTTGAGAACTTTTCGGCTTCTTGTATCTTAGTAATGATTTCATCCTTAGCCACATCAACTGGTTGTGATTTAGCTTGAACATAACCATTATTAAAATTCGGTGTTGTCTTAATAAAATCATTCATCTCTTCAAAGGTAGCAAGTTCAGACCCAGCAAATCCTGCTATCCCTAAAGCTCTACCAATAGATACTGATTCTATCTTCTCAAATTCTTTATCTTTCTTTACTGTCTGTTTAGAATGTCCAGTTCCAATTAACTTCCCATCTAAAAAGATTTCCGTTTGAAACATTGCCAGACCATCTGGATATGTTGTTGTTGTTTTAACGCATAGTCTCTCACCAAACTTCTGTCTTACAAAGTTTAGTCTATCAACTACTTTAAGATATTTCCTACCCTGAATATTAATGAAACTATCTTTTGTATTTTCACTAAACTCCTTGATAGCATCTATCAGATTTATGTTTTCCATTTGCTCTCCTTTTTTGTTTGTTAAACTCATATCCCAAATAAATGTCTTATTGTTTCAACTGCAATTAATGCAAGCATAGCTATAATAAACATTTCAAATCTATCGTTTGTCATTCTTATAATAATTTAAAAATCTATTTATATATTCCTCAGGTATATCATTCCAAAAAAAATCTTGTTTCTTTCTGATGTCTGAGAAATCTGGTTTAATTAATCTTGCTAAAGTATAAGGATTACCATTAGCTAACTTTAATTTCTGTTCCCATATTTGTTGGTACATAACTAATTCATCTAAATAATATTTTAAGTTCTCAGGTTTTAAATCATCACAATTGTTTTCACTAAATACTTTATGTTCAAAATGATTGGCATAAATAAGAACAGGTTTCTTACCACCGGTTGCAAAGTTATAAGCTGCCATTTGCATACAATCAGAATGAAACGGAACACTAGGTACAGCTCTCTTACTATATGAATAACCTTTTTTAGTTTTAATAACTGAACCAAATATATTCTTTAAATCTACAATGTAATCCTCTCCCTCTAAATCTATAAACATTTTAAAGTAAGTTCCTATTCCATCTATCCAAGTTGCATACTCAGTTTCAAAATTCCAATTTTGTTTTGGCAGACTCTCTAGTGCTGTTTGAAATTGTTTTAATGTTAATTTAAAATTCTTAGCCATGTAATATCTTTTGGCTTTATCTTTTTCATCTATTGGTTTTTCTGCTTTTAAAGATTTAAATAATGATTTGTCTTTATTAAAGATAACATCTTTTAATGTTTCTTTTTTGCAAAGAATTTTTTGTACTGCGTTATGAACAATATTACCCATTGTAAAATGAGAACGCTTAGGCATCTTCATTCTTTCTTCTGGAGTTAGTACAATGTAATTAAAAAATCTTTTATCTTCTGATAATTTATTTTGAGACACACTTGCATACTCTAAACCAAATGCCTTGTATGCTGGATCTGTTATCCTCAAATCATTCATAAACGAATCAATATAACTATTTACACTTTATTGCAATACTATAATCAAATGATTTATTTAAATTTTATTATGTATTAAAATCAATAGGTTAAATATATTTAAATAACCTACGGTTGTAATTGTTGATAAATTATTGACATCATATTCAAATCAAATTAGTTAAACGAATCAACAATGTTGGAAATTAAATTAGACGAATACGAAATATTAGCAGCTGGTCATACAGCTTTGCTTCGTATTACTGAAAGCATGAGACAGAATATTGAGTGGGGTCATGGATATAAAGGAACATTTAGTAAGAAAGTT